TTTGTTTCCTCTTCAGTCCACACATAGAAGTATGCCATATCCTTTTCATGCACAAACATTTGTAGTTGCACCTGGTAATAATATCTATCAGGGATGCTTGGATACACCCCGCTAGAATAAGGACACTTAATTTCTACAGGGTATCCGTTATAAAGGGCATCAACTGATGCACCAATAGGATGGTTCTCATGCACAACTAACTTATTACCTGGTTCAAGAATGTCGTCTAGTTCTTTTTCTAAAGCAGATAATGCAACAGGTTCGTAAAATTTACCATGTTCTGTAGCATCATTCCCCTCAAAAGGTGGTTCTCTAAACGTCATTTGTCTCCACAATTTCTTACGATCATGTATCACCGCATACGCATTGGATGCAGTGATAATGTTATGTCGTCTATTATCCTTCAGATGATCTGAGTTTGTTTGCATAATCTCTTAGCACCTCCTGAGCGTGTGGATCTAATTTAAAGAACTCACCTTTTAAGTTACCATCTTCATGTGCTTTAAGTAACCTAGTTTGAATCTTTACAATATCTTCATCTGATAAAGTTTTTGGTTCTTCTTTATTAGAGTCTCTATTATCTTTAGTGTCCGGATCTTGAGTATCGTCCAATAAAAACAGGTTTCCAAGTGCATACTTTTTTGCATAACTCGAACTTGCTCCAAATGACTGAGCAATGTCCATACCCTTACGATTAATACTGATACCTGCTTGCGCAGTAACAGATGCAATTTCTTCTTTGTGTGACAGTTGAGCAGTTGCCTGGATATATGGAATCCCGGCAACCTCTTTAACTTCATCAGATATTGTTAAGATACAATCTTTCAGTAATGGTTTGACTGCTTCTAAAATATCTTCTGCACTACGATATTTATATTTACCAAAACTATTAAATTGATTCTTTGGTGCTTTTAATTCTTGTTGTATTCTATTTAATTCTTTCATTACTTTCCTCCTGTTGTTGCTGTTCTTGTTGTTGAATGTTATGAAGACCTTGGTCATTTTCTTGAGCAAACTCTTCGTTTAATTGTTGCAAAAATTCTATAATATCCATGTGATTAAAACTCCCCCTATTAATAGATAAAAGATTACAAGGTCGAGAGTATCCTTACGTTTACGCTCGATCTCAGATTGTTTCCAATGATTATATTGATTCATAAACTACTCCTCCTAAATACTTGACATAGGTTTCTGCATCAAGTTCATTAAAAAATGATTCTAAGTATAATTTATTTTCAAAGACCATGTAAACTTTTTCTTCATGGTCATATTCAATTTTGTATTCAGCAGGTGGTTGTTTCTCCAACCACCCGTCATAATCAGTCAACCAACTATCGTATGTTCGTGTCATTATTCTCTCCTTATTTAACACGTTTCTTAAATGCGATCCAGTATGCTTCATCTATCGGTAACTCGTATGAGGTCTTAAGACCTTTAAGTTTGAAGATAAGTGAATCGCCCTGCAAGGTAACTATAATGTTGCGGTTACCACGCTCGAACTTAACTACGTCTGTTTCTCTTGTTACTGGTTTTGTTAATTTTGTTGCCATTTCTCTTCTCCTTATTTAAATAAATCCCACACTATTAAAAGTGTGGGTTTCTTTCTTCAACGATACCTTTTGTCAATACCCATGATTTACTATTAGTTTGACGAAAAATTTCTGTTGGTAAATCTGACCATGTTTGATTGTCTTCTAGTGGTTGCCATATGTCCATAACATATTTTGTAAATTTATAACCAGTATCAGTGAATAAAAACTTTTTAGTGATACGACTAACTTTACCAATATGTCTCCAGTCTCCGTTGAAACCTGATGAAACATCGTCACCAACTTTGTATGTATGTTTTACTATTCCTACCATTTAAACTCTCCTTATTAATTTATTTAACCTACACATATATATTACCATAACTAAAACTAATTGCAAGTTTTTTTATAAGATATTTTATAAATATTTATTGCATAAAGTTTTTTTATAGTTTATTATGAAGTTGTTTTAATAAAGGAGAAGAGTTATGAGATTACTAACAGCACTAAAAGTAATACAAAAAGAAATGGAATTTATGGGTATGAGTTCTGAAAAAGTTTTGGATTTTATACAAAAAAATCCATTAGCAGTTTCACAAAAAACTTTAGAAGCATTTAAAGTTTATACAGACTATCAAGAAATAATAGAAGCATCAAAAAAAGAAGATGACGATTTATATGTCGAAGGTGATAACACATTAGACACAATTAAATTATAAGGAGAATGTATTGAAATATGAAGAAGCAATAAAAAAGTTTGACGGATCTGCACGAAAGATGGCGGAAGCACTTGGTGTTTCTGTCCCTGCTGTGCAGTATTGGAAATCAACTGGGGTGATCCCATCAGTTCGAGCATTTCAAATTAAGGTCTTAGTAGATGATAATAAAGACATTTAAAATTATTGATGACGAAGGATTGGGTGTTCGTATTTTTAACAGCAAATATGATGCTAAACAATTTATAGAGTCAAGACCGGAAATGAAAATAGTAACACTGGTTCGAGATACATATAAAGAAGCATTTAAAAAAGTAGGGGAGTGTTTATTTTGAATATTAGAAATTGGGGGAGGTATCAACCGAAGATGAAAGATAGAAATGTAATATGGATTAAATTGTATCGTCAGATACTAGAAGATTATGAGTGGCACAATCTATCATCAGATAGTAAAGCAACATTAATAGAGATCTTATTATTAGCATCGGAGAACAATGGAGAACTGCCGGAGGTTCATAAAATAGCGTTTAGACTACGAAAGACCAATGAGTTTATCCAGGAACAGATTGAGTTGTTATCACATTGGTTACAAGATGTTGACAAGATGTTACCAAGTTGTGAACAAGATGTTCCCTTAGAGAAGAGTAGAGATAGAGTAGAGAAGAATGATCCTTTGTCTTTAGATTTGTTTGACAAGTTTTGGAAAGCATATCCTAATAAAACTGGTCGTAAGGATGCTCTAAAGAAGTGGCAATCAAATGGGTATTATCAGGAGTTTGACAAAATTATAAAACATATTGATACTATGAAACAAACTGAGCAATGGAAAAAAGGAATTATTCCAAATGGTTCTACTTACATAAACCAAGAAAGATGGAATGATGATCCAGGCGCACAAAAAAATAGATGGGAAGGTGGAGTCTAATGAACATAGGAGACGTGTTTGATAAATTAACTGTTACTGCTGAACAAGTTAATCAGGAAACAATGCAGATCATACCGGCAGATTTTAGAATTAAAAATCCAACTGCATTTGAAGAACAATTTAAAGATCTTGCTAGAGGTGGTCACACAAAAGGGTATCCATTAGCATGGAACAAAACTCATGAATCATTTGTTTGCCGTCCTGGGGAGGTAACAATAGTGCATGGTTTGTCATCTAGCGGGAAGACCGCATGGTTATCACATAACACTTTATATCAATTGCAGATGTGTAAGATAATGGTCGCATCGCTTGAGATGATGCCAGTGTTACAATTGCAGAGGTTATACGCTCAGAAATACGGATCACCTGATATTGTTGAATCCAATATACCTAACTTTCTAAATAGTTTAGAAAACTTATATATTTATGACCAGGGAGCATCAACAACACTAGAAGATATGATTGCAATGATTAACTGGGGTGTATTACATGATGTAGAAATCTTTATAATTGATTCCCTTATGAAGTTGAGCGGAGTATCTGAGGAGTCGATGGAATCCCAAAAGAACGCTATGTCAGTCCTGGCAGACATTGCTATTGAATATCAGATACATATTTTTATTGTTTGTCACAGTAAAAAACTAATGAATGATTATGATATACCTTTAGCAAATCAAATATCAGGTTCTCAACATTTACGCAATCTTGCATCTAACATCATCTGTATATGGCGCAATAAAGAAAAACATTCAAAAATATTGAATGGTGATATTACCGCAGAGGATGCAAAATTAATTCCTGATGCAAAAGCATTAGTTCAGAAACAAAGAAATTACTTCGGTGAAGATGGTGAACCAGTGTGGAATTTTTGGTTCGATGGAAAATCAATGTTATATAGGGAGAGACCATGATAGATTTAAATAAGTTTGTTGAAACAATGATAAGAGAATTTGATGTAAAATCTTATCGTATTAGAGACAAAAAAGGAGCAGTTGTAAAATTTGTTAAAGATGGAATTAATATGGAGGTGAGTTATGAAAATAAAAAAAACATTACACATAACAAATAATAGTAATTATTTAGAGGTTGTATTAGCAATTGTTACATCTTTAGATGAAGGTGTTTATGATATGATTATCATGGATAAAGATGGAGCAAGAAGTCACGACCAAAACAGTTTGTTGTGGGGTGTAATCTATAAAGGATTATCTCAAACTACCGGGTATTCTGATACTGAATTACACGATATTTTGCGTATGAAATTTGATTTAAAAAATGAAGATGGTTCATTAGCATCA